ATCTCCTCTTTATCCCCGAAGGTGGTAGAAACAGTCCACAAAGGCCCGATGACTGGTAATCTGTAGAAAATGACCCTAGAACTTGTACAGAGCCCGCCAGCCCTTACGGGGGCTGTCTTACCTAGGCTGCACACGCCCTGGCTGGAAGGCGAATCTAAGGTAGATGCCATAATTAAACTTGCTGAGCTAATCGGCCAGCCCCTTTTAGAGTGGCAGATTGTAATCCTGCGAGATATGTGCGCCGTAGATGAGAACGATCAATTTATAAAAAAATCTAGCTTGTTAGTTTGCAGCCGCCAGTCCGGTAAAAGCCACGTTCTGCGTATGCGCGTACTAGCTGGGCTGTTCTATTTTGGCGAAATGAATATATTGATTATGAGCTCGCAGATGCTTATGGCCTCTAAGTCACTTGAGATTATGGCAGGTATTATTGATCGCAACGAGTTCTTACGCAGCCAGGTAAAGGGCGGCAATATTGAGAAAGCCTACAAGCGCACTAATGGCAATAACCGAATTATTTTAGAATCAGGGGCAGAGGTTCGCGTAGTAGCTGCGACTGCAGACTCTAGCCGTGGTTTAACTGCCGATGTAGTCTGGATTGATGAGCTGCGCCATGTTGGTACAGAGGCGATGGATGCCGTAAAGAGTACGACCTTAACGCGCCCTAATTCGCAGCGATTTTACACGTCTAATGCTGGTTTTAAAGATAGCCACGTCCTAAATGACATGCGCGAAAGATCGCTAAACAAGCCGCCTAAGTCGGTGGGCTACTATGAATACAGCGCGCATGATGGCTGCGATATTTGGGATCGATCTGCCTGGGCGATGGCTAACCCGTCTTTAGGTTATTTAATTACCGAGGCCGCGATCGAGGAGATAGTCGCTACATCCGATTACAGCGCGGTAATGACTGAGAACTTATGCAAGTGGGTGGGCACGGATCTATCGCCCTGGACTCCTGGCAGCTGGGATGAGTGCGCCGATCCTGATCTTATTCTGTCGCCTGGCATGTATTCGATGTTTGCCTTTGACATTGAGCCACACTCTAAACGCCACGCAGCTCTAATGGCTGGCGCAATCTTGCCCGATGGCCGCATAGGTATCAGCCTGGTTAAAACGTGGGAGTCGGATCGCGCTATTGATGAGCTAAAGATTGCCGTAGATATAAAGGCTTACTGCGATGAGTGGATGCCTAAGCAAGTTCTGTTCGACAAATATACCGGGCAGGCTATTGCCGATAGATTGCATAACTCAGGCGTAAAAATTGAGGACTGCTCAGGATCGCAGTTCTACGTTGCCTGTCAAACGTTTAAAGATTACATAGATAACAAGCGCGTAGTTCATGGCAATCAAGAATTTCTAAATGAGTCTATGGATAACGTAGCTGCTAAAAGCAACGATCAAGCCTGGCGTATCATCCGCAAACGCAGCAGCGGCAGCGTAGCCGCGCCAATTTCAGCAGCCATGCTGGTCATGCACTTATCTAAGCCGTTACAAGAAGCCAAAATATACGCATAGCGACACGCCGAGCAGAATCGGTAATGTGCTTGACAATTTGAGAAAATCCCACTTATGGGATTACTGGAAACTTTAGGCTTTAAGGGTAAGGCAGAGGTAACTGCCCAATATGCGCCTGCCATCATGGACAGTAGCTATGGTGCTGGCATGTACAGCTATAACAGCGGCCTATCTAACTATGGTTATGGCGTTGCGATCGATCGCAGCCTAGCTTTACAAGTACCTAGCGTTAGCCGTTGCCGCAATCTAATTGCAGGCGTTATATCAAGTATTGAACTAGGCCTATATAAAAAATCTACAGGCAAGAAATTAGAATCCCCGGTATGGCTAGAGCAACCAGATATACGCCAACCGCTTAGCGTTACCTTGGCCTACACAGTAGATGCTTTACTATTTTACGGCGTTGGTTATTGGCGCGTTACATCACTTTATGCAGACGATGGCCGCCCATCAGGTTTTGAATTTATTCCTAATACTCGCGTTACTGTAACTACAAACCAGTACGGCGATGAGGTTGAGTATTACTCAGTAAATGGCGTTCGCGTACCTATGGGTGGTATTGGTTCGCTAGTTACATTTCAATCATTACTGCCTGGCGTATTACAAACTGGTGGCCGCACTATTCAAGCTGCGTTAGATATTCAAAAGGCTGCAGCAGTTGCAGCTGCTACGCCAATGGCAACCACAATTCTTAAAAATACTGGTGCGGATCTACCTGAAGCGCAGATCCAAGGCTTACTAGCTGCGTGGAAATCAGCGCGTACTAATCGCAGTACCGCATATCTCACTAGCACTTTAGAAGCGCAAAATTTAGGTTTCTCACCTAAGGACATGACCTACAATGAAAGTTCCCAGTATTTAAGTACGGAAATTAGCAGATTGATGAACGTACCTGCCTATTACATAAGTGCAGATATGAATAACAGCATGACTTATCAAAATATTTTAGATGGCCGTAAAGAATTCGTGGCTTACTCATTACAGCCATTTATTAGCGCGATTGAAAATCGTTTAAGCATGGATGACATAACCGCGCATGGTAATCGTGTTCGCTTTGCGATCGATGAAACTTTCTTACGCGCAGACACTATGGCGCGACTAGATTCAATAGAAAAAATGTTAAACCTAGGTTTGATCGATGTTGCACAAGCGCAATCGATGGAACAGCTAACACCTAATGGATCAGGAGATACTGCAAATGTTGCACTTAACGTTTAATAACGCGATCGAGGCGGCCGATACAGAACGCCGCATGATCTCAGGCAAGATTGCGCCATACGGCGAAGTCGGTTATACATCTGCCGGGCCTGTCGTATTTGAACGCGGATCTATTTCAATTCCAGATGTAACAAAAATTAAATTACTAATGCAGCATGACAGCACAAAGCCAGTAGGTCGCGCTACATATTCCAGCGATGATGAAAGTGGCATGTATGCATCGTTTAAAATTTCAAGTAGCAGCCGGGGACAGGATGCACTTGTACTAGCTCAGGAAAACCTAGTATCTGGCTTATCCGTAGGCGTGGATGTATCCGCGTCTAAGCAGATGAAGGGTTACCTGTTGGTTACCGCTGCTGTCCTGAAAGAGGTAAGCCTCGTGGAGTCGGCTGCCTTTGATTCTGCAGCCGTAACTGATATTGCAGCCGCTAAAGCTGCACTAGAAGCAGCAACAAGTATGAAAAAGACAATCATCCATACAGAGATGATTGAAACCGAAACCGAAACCGAAACCGAAAGCGAGGCAGCTGTGACTACAGCCCCTATTGATACACCGGATGTACCGGCAGAAAAACCAGTCGAGGCTGCACCAGTTCAAGCAGCTCGCCAAATTATTCGCCCATCCGTATTAGACAGCCAGACAGTACGCACACCAATTACATCTATGGGTAAGTACACAGAGCATAAGATTCAGGCTGCTTTAGGCAACCAAGATTCTATGCTTTACATTACTGCTGCAGATGATGCCTTTACAAATAATACAGCGTTCAATCCGACACAATACCTAAGCGAGTTCGTTACTAACACACGTTTCGGTACACCAACTATTGATGCATGTAGCCAAGGCGTTCTGCCACCAACTGGTATGACAATTAACGTGCCTTCACTTGTGACATCTGCAGGCGGCGGTACAGGCGTAGCACCTCTTGTAACAGTCGAAGCCGAAGCAGGCAACGTACAAAATACAGGTATGGAAACCTCTTACCTAAGCGGAACTGTACAAAAATATTCAGGCATGAATACGCTAAGCGTAGAATTGTTAGAAAGAGCTGGATACCCTGGCTTTTATGACGAGCTTACAACACAGCTACAAAATGCTTATTTAACAGCTATTGATACAGCTGCACTAACAGCATTACAAGCAGCAGGTACATTTGGAACTGCAACAACAGGCGACAGCGCAGGCATTATTGCTTATTCATCAGAAGCTGCATCTGCTGTTTACAAAAATACAGGTTACTTTGCACAAAACTACATTGGAAACCCAGCGCAGTACCAGGCACTATTAGGTGCTGTTGATACAACTGGTCGCCCAATTTATAACGCAATCCAACCAATGAACGCAGCAGGACAGGTTGCACCTTCATCAATTCGCGGCAACGTATTAGGTCTTGATCTATATGTAGATAAGAACTTTACACAAACTGCGTTCGATGATAACTCAGCTGTAATCCTTGCACCAGAAGCATTTACTGTTTATCGCGGACCGCAGGCATTTATGTCTGTAAACGTAGTTTCTAACCTTCAGGTTCAGATTGCTATCTACGGCTTTATGGCAACTATTGCAAAAATGCCTAATGGCATTATTAAGTTTGCAAAGCTACCTTAAACAATAACCCTAATAGTCGGTGGGCGATTAGCCCTTTCGCCCACCGACCCTAACTAAGTAAGGAGTACCGATTATGGCCGCTACATATGTAACAGTCGCCGAGCTACGCACTAATCTTGGCATCGGTACTCTTTACTCAGATAGCACTGTCGAGGAGTGCTGCCAAGCTGCACAGGATCAAATTAACAGTTTCCTTTGGTTTGATTCTGCGCCAGTCGTGGGGACTGCATTGGTAAGCAACGTTGCCACAGTAATGTTGGCCAACCCCGGACTATTTACAACAGGCGAAAGCGTGACCATAACCGGGGCTGGCTCTACATTTAACGGCACTTACACAATTACTGCCACGCTACCTTTTAGCACAGGCACTACAAATTTATTGCCTGCATTTAATATGCAGTTAAATTATTATCAGCAACCACGCGGCTATAGCTTTATTCAATATGCCAAGGTTGCAGCAGATGAAAACTTTAGGCGCGTAGTGCCATCAGGCGCAGCTGTAGGTGCAGATACAAAGACTGCTACCTACGTTAATACAGCAAGCGTTAGACAAGCTGCAATGATCTTGGCCGTAGATATATGGCAAGCGCGCCAGGTATCCCAGACAGGCGGCGTAGGACTTGATGGCTTTAGCCCTAGCCCTTACCGCATGGGTAACAGCATGATAGGCAAGGTACGCGGCTTACTAGCCCCGTACGCCAGTGTGA